TCCCGTAATTTGATTCTCTATCTAGTCTCCAGCCATATAGATTTGTTGGGTCTACTTCGATCCAGTATGGTCTGCGGTTTTGCTGACGTTCTTCAGCAAGACTTACTGCTCCCGATGGTGCAGGATAGTCTACGAGTATGTGACTTTGTCCGTATGTGAGAGAACACATTAGTATTCTCCGTGCGTATTCATCTAAATCTGACTTGCATCCGTCTACATCCATCTTGAACATTTCTGTCCAGTATGGATCGCCTGTTAGTGTTATTGGTTTGCGAAGCACTAATCCTGCTGCTGCTCTAATTAGTCTTTGGGTAAATGGACTGAATACTGCTCTGTTTACTCTGGCAAGATAAGCGTCAAAATCTTCTCGTGGTTCTAGAGGTAGGAACGCTTCGCTATTTTGTCTTAGGTAATCTGTGCCTTCGCTTACGGCTTTCATTATTTCCCAACCTTTCATCATGTCTAGGACAGCCCTCGTGCGAGTAAAAGGGCTGTCTATCCCACCTACCGAAGTAGATGAGACAATATTTGTTCGGATTGGGCCTGGTACAGCGTATGTCATTTAACGACACCTCCATTTCTTTAAAGCTAACGCTTTTCTTGTAGGTCTGCCTTTACTATCTTTCATTGGACCAGGCATACCAGACATTCTTGCACAAAAAGATGCTCGTCTTTTAGCTGCTTTGCTGCCAGGTTTTACTTTCCCCGTTACAGGTGCTTTTAAATTACTGCCTGTGGCACGGTTGTATTTCGCACGACCTTTTGCAGTAAGTCCTCCTGTTTTAGACTTCTCTCCTCTGCCTACACTTAAATTTACCTGTTTACGTTTAGCCATTATTTACCTACCTTCGCTTGTGCTTTTTTATGAGCTTGGGTAAAAGTGTCTCCTGCTCTCATTCGCCTTTTCATAAACTCCATGTGCTTGGCACTGTGGTGTTCAGAGTGTTTGCTCAGTAGAGTTTTTTGGCGAGGAGTAAGTTTCACTTCTTTTTCTTTTTCTTTCTAGACTTAAGTTTCTTAAAATCAGCAGCCGTAATCTTATCCCGTGGGGGAGCGACAGCAGCCAGTTTACGTTGTTTTGGCGAATAAGAGGATCTAGGCATTAAAGATCGAAGGCAGTAGGAGCACCACTCATTTGAAAACTTATAGATACTGTAGAAATATCGCCAACAGTAGAACTTAAAGATGCACCTGTAATGATTCCGTTAAACTCTAACTTTTTATTTCCAGAGGTGTCTAAAAATAGATGAAACTTTGCATCTGCTGGATCTTCAGTAGTGATAATATCTGAAAGAATATTCGCTGTTTCATCTCCTGATGCTGCGGTATATAGTAAGTCTGCTGATCCTGTACCAGAAATAAGAGATCCTACATACTTTCTAGCTGTATCACCATGAGCAGTACACTCTAAAGTGTCTTTAGAGAGGTCCATACTCCAAGCTGTTGTTGAAGTTATAGCTCCAGGTGTACCTCCTGCTGCTGCAAAAGCTACTGAGCCTTCTTCACCACGAAAAAATGCCATGATTCTAAGAAAAATTTACTTATAACAATATCTTACCTTGAAACTGCGTTTTTCACAGTTATTTTTTCTTCTTTTTTCGTCTATGTTGATAACTTATCTTCTTACTACCCGTTTTTTCGCGTTTAAATCGTGCTTTTTCGGCTGATGACATCTCTCCAGCAGTCTTAGGTGTCTTACTTGAGACACGTTTACTTGGTCGGCAAGCTGGATAGCCTCGTTTTTCACCTTTTGAGCGACCACAGGGCTTTCCTGTTTTAACATCTACCCATTTTTCTTTGAACCAACGGGTTAATCCGCCACTACTTCTTGCCACGTTTCTTTGCCTCGGTGCGATAAGTGCCACCACGCTTTTTGTACTCTCGTACAAGCCATGCGTTAGCGTAAGCAGATGGGTAAACTTTGAATTTACGCTTTGCTTCTGCTTTTACTCTGGAGTATAACGCTTTATTTACAGGAACATTCACTACGCTTCTTGCCTCCCTTCTTTTTCTTCTTCTTTTTCTTTGTAGTTGAGTGGTACATAGTAAGAATCAGGTAGTTCTTAGTATATTCTAAACGAAGTTTGGCCTAATGTCTCTGGTTTGGCAAGGTTAAACTGTTGCAAACATAAATACCCGAAAGCATCAAAAGCATGGTCAACTCCTAAATTTTTATTTGGTAAT